GCCTGTAGGCGGAGCAAAATGGTATAAGGAACAGCCTAGCAATAGGAACTTCTTAAACCCTATTGGTTTTCTTCTTAAACTGGAAAAGTTTGAGGGGACAGATTTCTTTTGTCAATCAGCAAATCTGCCTGATATTCAAATGCCAGCTATAGAAGTAGGAAGTCCTTTTAGGAGTTTGCCTATCATACCTGGCGGTGGTGTTAGCTTTGGAGATCTTACTGTAAGTTTTATTGTAGATGAGGATCTAAAAAATTATTACTCAATTCATAAGTGGATGCGTGATAATGGTAACGCAGATCAAATGGCAAGGACTACACCTGAGAAAGATATCTATACAAACGGACTACTGCATATAGTTACCAGTGCATACAACCCTGCATTTGTTGTAGAGTTTAGAGATCTATTCCCTGTATCACTGACAAATTTGCAATTTGATGCTACAATAGGAGATGTAGAATATATTACTGCAGAGGTTACATTTAAACATCAGCAGTTCTTTATTCGTGATAAAGATATGAAAGCTTTATGAATTTTGATTCGCTTCGTAATAAATTTGAAAAACTAAGAGAAGATTGGGCAGAAGATAGTCATGTAGATTTTCAATTTAAGAATAAACAATATAGTGCTGATCTGGGACAACTTGCATTAGACATCCCTTTCCAACACAATAAATACTTAAACCATTACACTGACATATCACAGATTAAAACTTCTTTAGAGTTTGAAATTCGTAAATTAGTTAAAGATAAACGTGAGTATTATTCTGGTGAAGCGGATGCTAAAACATATGCTGCTAAACCATTTGGATCTCATATAAAAACAACTGAAAAGATGAAGGTCTATCTAGAGTCTGATGATGAGATCATCAACCTAGAAGCAAAGATCAAGTATCTAGATCAAATGTTATATTTTCTAGATCAAGTTATGAAACAAATTTCAAACAGAGGTTTTCAAGTGAAGAGTGCCATTGAGTGGGAGAAATTTGTTAATGGACAGTGATGACACATCTTACAGTAAAGAAAAAGAATGAAGTTTATATAACTATTCATTCTGATGAGGAATACGTCCATAGAGAACTAGCTGACTACTTCACATTTGAAGTACCAGAAGCAAAGTATTTAAAAAAGAATCCCAGATACAAATACTGGGACGGAACTATACGTCTATACTCTCCTGCTACAGGAGACTTGTATCATGGTCTAATGAAACATGTACAGACATGGGCAGATGAGAAAAAATATATTGTAGAGTATGAGAAGAATGACTGGTACGGAGATATAGAAGACGACAATAAATTTGTGTCTCCTGCAGGTGTCAAACACTTCATGGATAAAATTTCCAATATAAAACCTCGTGACTACCAATACAAAGCAGTCTACGAGGCTATCAAATATAATAGAAAGCTTTTACTTTCTCCTACGGGTAGTGGGAAATCTCTGATGATCTACGCCATAGTCAGATACTATGCTGCCACCGCAAAGAAGATACTTATAGTCGTCCCAACTACATCCCTCGTTGAGCAGATGGTCAATGATTTTATTTCTTACGGGTGGAATGCTGACGACTTTATTCATAAGATTTACGGTGGTAAAGATAAGGTTACTGATAAGAATATTATAATATCAACTTGGCAATCTATCTACAAATTTCCCAAGAGATATTTTGATGATATAGATTGTGTCATTGGTGATGAAGCACATCTATTCAAGAGTAAATCACTGACTGGCATCATGACTAAGCTTCATAATGCTAAGTATAGATTTGGATTTACTGGAACACTAGATGGATCTAAGACTCATAAGTGGGTGCTTGAGGGACTCTTTGGAGAGTGTGAACAAGTTACCAAAACAGATGATCTAATCAAGGAGGGTTACCTCTCTAAGTTTAGGATAAAAGTTCTACTTTGTAAACATGCTCCACAACATTTTGAATCATATCATGACGAGATGGAGTATCTCGTAGAGCATAAGGGTAGAAATAACCTTATCAAAAATTTAGTTAATGACCTAGAAGGAAACACTCTAGTGCTATTTAACTATGTAGAGAAGCACGGAGATCCACTTTACGAATTGATAAATAACACTATAGACCCTGAGCGAAAATTATTTTTTGTTCATGGTGGAACTGATGTAGAAGACAGAGAAGAAGTTCGTCAGATTACAGAAACAGAATCCAATGCAATCATCGTTGCCTCTTACGGCACCTTCTCAACTGGAATTAACATTAAACGTCTTCACAACATTGTGTTCGCCTCGCCATCTAAGTCCAGAATTAGAAACCTACAATCAATCGGTAGAGTTCTTAGGAAAGGAGAAGGTAAAGACGTAGCAACATTGTATGATATTGCGGATGACATCGGCGGACAGAATTATACACTTCGGCATTTGAATGAAAGAGTTAACATTTATAATGACGAAAATTTTAAATATGAAGTTATTAAAGTAAACCTTAGAGCAAATTAAATATGGGAGAAGAATTTATTGCAACTATAAAGCTGGTTACTGGAGAGGAGATAGTCTCTAAGGTTGTTTACCTAGAGGATGAAGATAAAATAATGTTAGAAAATCCTCTTCAAGTAGATCAAGCTAGACAAAGGAAAGGACAGTTAGAAGTATCTGGATTTTCTTTTAGAGAGTGGGTGTGTGCCACGTTTGATAAAATGTTTATACTAAACAGAAATCACATAATCACAATAAGTGAGATAGAAGGTCCTATTGTAGATTTCTATAATGAAACCTTATTAAGAATGGAAAACGGAAAGAACCTAAATGGTACAGGAAACAAGTTGCCACGCGGGTCGGGGTATCTGGGATCCGTAAAAGACATGAAAAAGTCTTTAGAAAATATATTTAATAAAAGCTAGTATATTCCTTCTGAACCTCTACAAGGTTAATTGTACTGAGGTTTGTAATGTTTGTCAAGTCCCCTTTACAAAATTAATTTAGTTTGCTATACTAAAGACATCATTCAACGCAGTAATGACAAGAAAAAAGACAGAATATTATGTAAATAACAAAGAGTTCCTAGCTGCGATAACAGACTATCGCCAGAAAGTTCATACTGCCAAAGAAGCAGATAAACCTCGTCCAAGAGTTACAAACTATCTTGGTAGTTGTTTTCTAAAAATAGCAACTCATCTGTCATACAAACCAAACTTTGTCAATTATATGTTCCGCGAGGACATGATCTGTGACGGCATTGAAAACTGCCTTCAGTATATTGACAATTTTGACCCAGAAAAATCCAAGAACCCATTTGCTTATTTTACTCAGATTATATACTATGCATTTTTGCGTAGGATACAGAAGGAGAAAAAGCAACTAGAGATCAAAGGCAAGATCCTAGAAAGGTCAGGGTATGATGAAGTCATGCACACTGACAGATACGAAGGTAACATGTCAGGTATGAATGCTTCCTATTCAGATATGGGTAGCATTAAAGAAAATATTGAAACAAAAATGAATCGCTAATGCCTGATCGGAATGCCTTATATGATGATATGGAGAAGCTTAATGCTCTCTATCAAGAACTGTGTTGGGATCATGATGACGAATTAGTTTTCACCCATGACGGTAAAAGAGTTATAGTTTACAACAAAACAAAACATGAAACCTACTGAAAATTACGAACAACTCATTCAACGTTTTACAAAAAGAACTACTCAATTATCTGCTAGACTAGCAGAAGTAAAAGAATCTTATGAAGAGTATCTTAGAATTCAAAGAGATTTGACTAGATTAGAAGGTTCTTTACAAGCAATAGAGTATCTTGCATACGGAAAATTACCTGGCGATGGTAACCACGATGGAATGAAAGATCATAAACCTCAATGAAATTAACACAAGAAATAATTGATAAGATCCAAGAAGCAATGCTACACACCAAAAAGGATGGCACTGTTAATTGGAAAGATACTGATGAGATTGAAGTTAATCTAGCAGGGACATTTGCAAACGATAGATTTATTGTTATCAAAAACAAAACAAAAGATCCAGTAGTCTCTGCTGCACCACATCCTGACTTTGACTATGAGAAAAAGACATTTAGAAAAAGTAAAGGTATTCCTGCACCAGAGGACATAGGGTGAAAATAGCACTAATAACTGATCAACATCTTGATGGAAGAAAAGGCAACATCAACTTCTGGAACTATTTTCAAAAGTTCTATGATAATATCTTTTTTCCTACTCTTGAGAAAGAAGGTATCACCACGATCATTGATTTGGGTGACACTTTTG